CGCTGGAGCCATCTTTCAGAACTTCCTCCCAGAAGACTGGAACAACCGTGTCTCGGCTCCAGGCTCGTTTGTGCCGGAGGCTCAGCTGTTAGTCAAGGTGCGGATCGACGAGGGTACGCCTCAGCTGCTAACCGTCGAGTATGACGAGAAGCTCTGCGGCAAGTACCTTGCAGGCGGATGCACCGGAGTGGACGACGAGGTCTGCGGAGAACTGATCGAAGGTGAGTGTTCTGGTGGATGTACCAAGACCGAGATACAGGAGTGTCCTCTCACTCCCCCGCCGACTACTTTCAACAGCACCGACACGTTTACGACGCCAGCATCTCAGACTACTTCTCCTCCCGCAATCGACGCTGCGAGATGTCCAGGAGCGTTTGTAGCAGTTGAAGTAAAGCTGCCAGCAACGTGTATCCCTTCAGACTGGGGGTACCTGCAGGGGATCAAAGCCTGGGCGTTTGAACGGGACGCAGTAAAGGAAGTATTATGAACCTAACCTACCGCATACAGAAAGAAGCTCTCGCTCGCGGTATGTCTCTCGACACCATGACACGAGAAACTTACGACTCTCTCGCGATCGAGATTCGTACCAACGCAGAACTCGTTCGGGACGGAGCAAAGCGGTACATATCCCAGGCCGCTTCAGCACTAGGTGTGTCGGTTTCTCTGCCTGTCTTGTCCTACCGGGAGTCGAAGTGTGAAGTGTGTCCACATCTTCGTACGCTCGTAGACGGAGAATCTGCTTGTGACGCATGTACGTGTAGTGGGCAAGACCTGAGAAACAAGCGTAGGACCCCATGGGCACGTTGCCCGATCGGGGAGTGGGAGGTCGTTGATGCCGATTGAAGTCTCCGGAAACTTGTCGGCACTGACCATCTCGGGAGAGCACCGCTTTGCGTCGTGCTGGAAGATCCTGCGCCGGGACGGTACCATCATCCGGCTCACCGACCACGACTCTCTTCTAGTGCTTCCCAACGACGGGACGTATCAACCTCAGAACGGTGTAGAAGCGTCTGCTCGGCAGAAGAAAGAAGGAGGGCCTGCCGCCAACTTCGAAGTGCGGGGTGTGTTGTCCTCCGATCTCATTACTCCTGAAGATCTCCTCTCAGGCAGATATCGCGAAGCCGACGTCACAGAGTTCATGGTTGATTGGCGGTACCCGCACGCTGGTGTGTTCCGGACCCATCAGTATATCATCGAAGACACACAGCATGACGGACGAGAATGGAAGGGTAGTGTGGTAGGGCTCTCGTCCAGGTTGCGGCACAAGAAGGGACGCAAGCTTACACGGACATGTGACGCAGACTTTGGAGACTCACGGTGCAAAGTCAGTCTTGCGGCACACACCTACACAGGGTCGGTCGTCGGCATCTTCTCCAGTCGTCAAGCGTTTACGACCAGTCTCAATCATCCGAGAGCCTTCTTCAACGGAGGCAGACTCACTTGGACATCGGGACAGAACAACGGCATTCTGTGCGAGATCAAGAACTCTCTCGCGACAGCGGGTGGAGGTCGGGTAACGCTCTGGCTCAAGACACCCCTCGACGTCGAAGCCGGAAACACGTTCAGCGTCATCCGTGGATGCCCCAAGACTTACAACGCATGTGTGGGGTACGCCAACCTCGCGAACTTTCGTGGGTTCGACACTATGCCTGGCAACGACACACTGATGAGGACTCCAGATGCAAAGTGAAGACGTCGTCGCGTACGCACGAGAATGTCTAGGCACCCCGTTTCACCATCAGGGACGTGTCGTTGGAAACGATGGAGGTCTTGACTGTGTCGGGGTGCTCATCCACATCGCAAAGCGGTGCGGTCGAACCCCACAAGACAAACAGGCTTACCCGCGCACGGGTGACGGCGCAGCCCTGCGGAGGTGTCTCGCCGACAACGGCCTGAGCCTTCTCTCCCAGGAAGAAGGTCACCGAGCAGGTGACGTGCTGCTCTTTCGTGTAGACTCCCGCAGGAGCCCTGGACATGTGGGTGTGCGAACATCGGATGGGCTTGTCCAGGCTCTTTGGAAACTGAGATGCTGCGAGATCGCATACCCAGACGACCTGTGGCTTGATCGGTTTGTTGAAGCATGGAGATTTCCCAATGGCTAGTCTCGCCCTCGGCATCGCAGGCATTGCACTGGCTCCTGCTACTGCAGGAGCTTCGACCGTTGCGTTGTATGCCGCCATCGGTTCTGCTGTCGGTGGGGTCCTCGATGCATTCGTAATCAACCCGCTGTTGTCACCGAGCCAAAGCTTTAACGGTCCTCGCCTGGACGATGTTCGCATCTCAACTGCAAGTGAGGGTAGCGATCTAGCTCTCGGCAACGGTCCAGAGAATCCTGTGTCAGGGAGATTTATTTGGATTGGTCCACTCATCGAGGTTGAGACTGAGGTTGAGCAAGGCGGCAAGGGTGGAGCTTTCGGAGGAGGTGGAGGATCGAGCAGTAGGAGACGTGAGTACTACGTAGATCTTGCTATCGCGTGGTGCGAAGGACTCATCGGACGTGTGGTACAGGTCAAGCTAGACGCAAAGAACGTGTACACCGCAGGTGTTCTGAGTGCAACACGAGCCCAGCCGTCCGTCACATTAAATCTGACGACCGTGTCGCTCAGTGCCACCGACAACTCGGTTTCCAACACAACGGACGTCTTCCAAGACTTTCGTGTCGGTCGATTTATCACGATGAGCGGCTGGACCGGAACGGCTGGGTCCGGATCTAACAACGGTCGCTTTCGCATCGTGACCAAGGTGTCGAATCGTAAGCTCGTGCTGGAGCGAGCTATCCGCAACCTGCCTGTGGGTGCGGGGTTGGTACTGTCTACAGAAGCGGCTGGAGCTTCCATTCAGCTTATACACGAGGAGTACGACATCCCGGTTTCGGACGCTCGATACGAGTCGATCACTCACTACACAGGCAGTGAGAACCAAGTGGCATCCTCGGTGATCGAAGCGGTGCGGGGTGTTGGCAAGGTGCCCGCATATCGTGGCACAGCGTACACAGTCATCAAACGACTCGCACTCAAAGACTTCGGCAACCGCATCCCGAACGCCACAGCGATCGTAGAAGTTGAGTCTGAAGCTTCTGTCGGATACGTGATCAAGAAAATTCTGTCCCGGTACGGACTCGCCGACAGTGACATCGATACAAGTCGTGTGAGTGGGTGTGTGCGCGGGTACCCCATCCAGGGAGCTATAGACGGACTGTCCGCAGTCCGTCCGCTCATGCTCTACTACGATCTCCTCGTGCAAGATGCTGGCGGCACGCTAAAGTTCTTTCACCGCGGACAAGAGCCTCAGACCTTCGTTCCCGCTACAGATCTCGGTGCTTCATCGAATGACGGAACTGTGCTCGTTTACAACATCGAAGACTCGTCGGGCTACGATCTTCCCGGAGAGTGCATCGTCTCCTACCTTGATCCGGCCATCGACTACCAGACCGGCAGCCAGTCGTACAAGCGGATCGATAAGGTCGTCGATGGGCAGGCATCGATCCAGCTGTCCCTCGTTATGACGTCTAATGAAGCGCAGGCACTTGGCCGTCGTGTGCTGTGGCAAGCATGGGCCGAGAGACAGAGAGCAAGATTCTTCTTGCCTCCTAAGTATTGGCGTCTCCTGGAGGGAGAGGTGGTACGGGTCGCTATTGGCGATACCGAGTACACCGTTCGACTTACAGAGATGACTCAAGGAGCCAACTGGATCGTCGAAGCGGTCGGGACGCTGATCGACACGACGACGGTACAAGCTTCTGATCCGGACGACTACGTGGGAGTGGTGGGGGGCGACGCAAACAACGGAGGCGACGGGAACACTCCAGGCGGAGGAGTCAATCCCACCAACCCTTATGTGCCGCCTGCAGTGACGCTAAACGTGCTCGACATCCCAGCCCTGCGAGAGACAGACATAACGGTACCCGGCGTGTACTGGACCATGTGCGCGACGGACCCTGGGGCGCAGTGGCGAGGAGCCTCGGCTCTTGCGTCGAGCAACAACACAGATTTCGTTCCTGTCTTTACCACCGGACCCGAGCAAGTTTCCGGCTCCTGCTTGTCGGTGCTGAGGTCTGGTCCTCATGGGTACTGGGATTACGCGAACACACTCGACGTCGAGCTCTTGCACGGCACTCTCGCGAGTGTCTCGCCAGAGGCTGTTCTCGAAGGAGCAAACTGGAGCGTCGTTGGAGACGAGATCGTCGGTTTCCAGACAGCCACGTTTCTCTCGAACGGTCTGTACCGCATCTCGAACCTGCTGCGAGGACTTCGAGGTACCGAGTATGCGATCCCCTTCCACAGGGCCGACGAGCGGTTCGTCCCGGTAGACGCTCTCACAGCACAGTTCTGGTCGTATGGCTCGGGACTCGTAGGGGCTTCGCGGTTCATGAAGGGAGTGGCAGCCGGAGCGATTCCAGATGGTGTTTCGGGTGTGGTGTTTCCGTTACGAGGCAACACACTGAGGCAGTTTGGGCCGTGCAATCTCACGCTCGTCAGAAACGGGAGTAGAGACGTAGCCATCTCCTGGGTGAGACGGTCTCGTGCGCTGTCTCGTCTGTTCGCTCCGGGAGACTCCCCTCTCTTGGCTGACCGCGAAGAGTACGACATCGTGCTGTACCAGCCAGCAGGTGTCGAGAAGCTTGTCTTACGTGTGGTAGGCGCAACAAGCACGGCCGTCACAGCTGCACAACAGACATCGGCTGGTATCAACTCAGCACAGAACCTCGTCTGCAAAGTCTTTCAAATCGGGCCTGTAGTTGGGAGAGGCTTTCCTTCCCAGGAGGTTACGCGATGAGCGAGCGAAGAACAGTTGTCTCGGATCCAGGTCTTATGGTTCGAGAGATCGACGGTGTCCTCACGCTGCTGGGTCTGCCGGTCGAACGTACATACATCTCGGTGCTTAACAAGATCACAAAGGAAGAAATGCATGGCCCTTACTCCCGCGATCAAACTCCCCATTCTGGTAGAGAATCAGGAACGTGCTGAGGTGACTGTCAACGAAGCCTTCTGGCTACTCGACGCTCTCGTCCAAGGCAACGTTACTAACAGCCGAGCCACTACCCCACCTGTAGGCCCTGCCGATGGGGTACGCTTTCTCATCCCGCCGAGCGCAACCGGCGCGTGGACCGGTCAGTCCGGCAAGGTGGCCGTGTACCGATCTGGTGCATGGATCTTTATCTCG